TCTTTAAAGTTCATTGTTCCTTTGCTTTTGAGTTCTTACAATATAAGACATTGTATCTCGAACCTCTTTTGCAGCTTGATAGTGTGCGTCTGCATTTTCAGACCACCAATCCGCAGAATCGTTTAAGTTCTGCTCTGAATACTTATAGTGCTTTACTGAAAGGTTTTCGTGAAAAGTCGCTAATCTGTTTAAGTCCTTCATAACCAAATCAGCATCAAAAGTTTCAATGCCTGAATAACTTTCGTTTAAGTCAATTTTTGCAGAAGTTGCTTTTGATTTTTTGCCTAATTTTACTACTTCGGCTTGTAGGTTTTCAAATGTTTTCATAATTGTTTACCTATATTAGTCGCAAAGGGTTTTATGCTGTTATTTGTTTAAGTTTTTAATTACTAATTCTATATCAAATCTAATATCATCAATGCTACCACTTTCTACTGCTTCCTTTTCATCAACCATTAGTGCGTCAATTATTTTATCTCTATCAAAATCTATATCATCATCATATACTTTTTTATAATAATGGTATAATCGTGAAGTACCAAATAGATTATAATACCTTTTTTGTAATTTTTCCCATTTTGCAATAAGTTCTGGTCTTACTGCATCATCAAAATTAATTATTTTCTTTTCCACTGTTTTGTTTTTAGTAATATCCAAACTTCGTGTTTGAATTTCATAGGCAAAGATACACATTATTTTTATTTCTAACAAATAATTAAACAAAGTTATTAACAATTTAACTGTTAATAATATTTAAAGAAGGTGTATGTAGTCATCACTACAATAGTGTTCTACTAAAGCAGTTACTTTATTATTAAGTAGTTCAAAGGAAGATTGATTGTTTAGTATATGGTTTCTCATAGCGTAGCCCATTTGTTCTAATTCGCTTTTAGACCATACTTCTATTTTATCAAGTCGTGTTTCGTATTTTCTAATTAAATAATCTAATCTTTCGTAAATATCGGTTGAAGGAAAGGTAGTCAATAATCTGTTACATTGTGAGCAGCTTGGATATAATCTAAACTTATTACCTCGTTTTTTGTACTCTTTTACATTTAAGTTTTCAACTATTGTTATAGGCGGACAATGGTCATAAACATTCATAGGTTCATCACAATATACGCACTTTTCCCAATCTAAATCAGGTACTCTTTTATAAAGATGTCCGTATAATTTTAACTGTAATTTTCTGTTATTCATAATCTCATTAAAAGATTGATAGGTACTTTACCACCTAAAACTACTCCACAAGCTATTGCAGGTTTCTTTCCTCTTTTGCAATAAGCCATAGCATAAGAATCGTGGTCTATTCCACAACCTACCTGCATACCAAATATGCGAAAGTTCTGTCCGACATAATGTTCAATGTAACATTGTGTATGTAAATGACCGCTTACTGTGTTCATCATATCGGCTCGGCACTTGGTTCGTGCAGTTCCACCTTCTCCGTGAACGTATTGAACTCCGTCTATTTCTAATCTATCTACAAAATCCCAATTAGGCACTTCTAATACTTCTTTGTAAGACTTAATCCATTTAGAAGGTATTGCAGAAGTTTGTGCTTTTCGCATAATCATTCTATCGTGATTGCCTATTATAATAGTAGCTTCAGGAAATGCTTTATACCACCTGCTAATTCTTTTGATAGAAAGTTCTAATTCATCTGCACCACCCAAGCCGTCAGCGTCAGTTTCGTGATAGCTTGAATAATGGTTGTCAATTATGTCGCCAATGAAAACTACATCCGTACAACCCCAATAGATATATTGTTGTTTGCACCAACTTAAATAATTTTCTAGTTCAAAAGGACAATGCAAATCACCAACCACTAATACATTTCGTTTAGCCATTCGCAAACCTTCAAGTACCTTTATTTCGTTTGGTTTTAGTCGGTATCTGTTATTTCGCACCTTTTCCAAAATCCGATATTGACTGCCCTAACACAAGTGCTGCTATACTCATTAGAATATTTTGTAATTGTGCTGCGTCAAGACCGAATTTGTCAGAAAGGAGTGTCGTTATGCACCCTACTATTGTGTACCAAAAGCGTTTTGATTGAAACATTTGTCCGATAATGAAATTCTTAAACATAATATATAATTTTGATTAATAATAGTGCCAACAAATCCGTTGGCTTTTTAATTTATCTGTGTCACAATGTATGAAATTTTTACCAATTCCTATGCGTGTAAATCCTGCTTTTATTAAATTTTCTACAATCTTAAATCTTTTTGTGCTATCTGTTACTGAAATATCAGAAGCGTTACAGGGGATATTACAATGACTTGACTTTGATACACCACCTATTGACTTGTTATGCTCTATACATCTTGCCCCTGAAGTAATCTTAAAAGGTATTCCTGCTAATTCTCTTGCTCTATCTAATTTAAGCATAAAGTCAACGTCCATACCTTCGCCTTTATGCGAACACTTACCGCACTTACAATCAAACTCACTTAAATTAAAGTGTTTTATAGTGATATTTCTGAACCTATCGCCCTTGTCCAATATATTTTTTTTTGAATTTTGTTTGTCCTTTTGAAGCATTTTTAGAATGAGTGTTTTTACGCTTTTTATTTTTAGTTTTTCGATACACATAATGTTTAACTTTAGCCATTACTTATCCTTTGTATATTTCCAAACTGTATAAAATATCGCACAAATAAGTGAAATAAAGGTTAACCAATCATTTACATTTGCAATTGATATTCCGATTGCACTTACATTGGCTGTTATTATTTGTAGTGTGTCCTTCATCTTTCTTCTTTTTTTTACCTACATTTAAGTAGTTTTTTAATGCAACTTCGTTTTTTGGTTTTACTTTATAGTATTTTCTCAACTTAAATCAGGTGTTAAAAAATCGTCTAGTGTTATACCTCTTTTGTCTTCTTGGTTTATCTCTAAATTTATTCCTGAATAATATGCGTCTTTGTCTGGCGAAATATCAGCCCCACTTGAAGTTGAATATTCAGGAAAACTTGATGAATTGTGTACTATGTAATCTATTAATCTTTGAGTATAGAACTCTGCTGTGTTTCTTATTTCTTCTCGCAAGTGCTGTGCTTCGTCTTGACTTAAAGCTGTTCCTGTTTCAGAAGTCTTTGAATAGATATTTCCATTAGATACTTTGAACCTTAAAAACGGTAAACACTCATAAAAAGCGAAGTGTACAAGTGCGTCCTGAATATAATCGTCCACCAAAGTTTGATAAGCACCTGTTAAACTACCTGCTGTAATTTTAGTTTGTAATGCTTCAAATAAGTCCGTTCCTAACTTGGTTTCTATATACTTTTTCTGTGCGACCTTAATATAGGGAAGCAGGAATTCTGACGAAACGTTACCACCTATTGCAGTAGAATCCTTTATCTTGTTTTCTGATATGAATAAAACGTATGCCATAACTCTATTTTATAAATCCTTTATTAGCCATTCTCTTTGGTGGTTTAGAAACTCTAGCATCATTTGCTTTAGGATAAAATCCTTTGTTTCTTGCTTTTGTTATACCTACTATTGAAGTAGCGTCTTTTAGTTTGTTGCCTGTTGCTACTCCTAATTGAAAGAAGTAGATTTTCCTCAACCAATAGTGGTGGCAGTTGCCACCGCCTTTGAAGTAGAAGATATTATAAGTATTAGCACCACCCTTACCCCAACCTGCATTTACTTTCATTTTATTCATTCTTAAAATATCTTCTTTTCGGTATATCTTTTTAGCTGACATCATTTTCTTGCAAAACTTCCTAGACTTACCTGACTTTCTTGTTAAAAATCCGTCTTCTATATATTCGTATCTTACTTTGTAAAGATTGTATTCTTTATCTATTCCGTCTTGTTTAGAACTTGCATCAGGTATTGCCCTACCTGTTGAAGCAAACTTTACTTTATGCTTTGCGTTTAGTTCTTCTTCAAAATCAAAATCTTCTTCTTCAAACTCTACTATTTCTTCATCTATTAAGTCGTACCCTTCAGGTTCGTCTTCTCCGTATTCTTCTATAAAGTTATCAAGTTCTGTTTTTTCTTCACTAAATTCTTCGTTAGCAGTATCTTCGTCTGTTAAAGGTTCAAGTCCTAATTCCCCTCTTAATTCGTCTTGTGTCATTACATCTTTAAGGGTGTCGTTATCAAACTTCGTAGTAATAGGTGTAAATTGCTTGATAGATACAGGTAAGTTCATTTGATTTACTTCAAAGATTTTAGCTAAAGTCTTTAAGATATTCGCTTGAAAGCCCTTAACTACTGTGTTAAGATAAAGTTCATAAGAAGTAGAAATTTCTTCTGCATTATTTCCAAACCCTGAACCATCACCTTTTATTCCAAAAAGCATTGGACTAACTACTCGGTGTCCTGTCAAGATGTTTTGAACTAGAAGTTCTTGTAAGGCAAGATACTGCTTGTCTGCATTAGATACACTTATAGGTGTTATAGTCGGTTCTCTATCTTTACTGTCTGAAAAAGTTAATACGAATTTACCTGCTGACTTTGGAGAAGAAAACTTTTCAGATATTTGTCTTTCTACTTGTATTCTTTCTTCTCTTGTCGGTACTCCATTGTTGAAGTTGATAAAATAAGAACCTGCAAATCCGTTCTTTATATTAGATAGGTGGAACTCACTTACCATTTGGTCGGTTAAGCACCAATTAGTACAACCACTATAATCTGGTGTACCATAGATTTGCATACTAGGGCTGTAAAGACTTGAATAAAGTATCTGACTTGGTGAAGTTCTATCTTTTAAGTTAAAGGCAGGTACAGGTTGAGGTTTGTTATTTTTGTGTCTTGGATTAGACCAATCAGGAGAAACATAATAAGTATCTACTTTGCCCATTTCGTTAGGTACTCCTGCTCTAATCTTCTCTACTCCTATGTGATGTATCTCTGATATTTCTGTTCTGTCTTTAGACCAAATAATATTAAGAGCATAAGCCCCTTGAAGTTTAAGGTCAAAAGCTATCTTATCTATTACTTCTTGTAGTGTTTCGTGAGAATTTGCAGAAGCTATAAACTTTTTAAGTCTAACTAACGCTTCTAAATTAGTTTCATCTTCTATCGTTAGCCCCTGCCCTGCAACCATAGCGGCTGTCTGGTTAATAATAGCCGCATTTGTAGAACTGTTGTAGTAAAGGTCAATAATAAACTGTGGATAGAGGTTACGATATTCTTCAGTTCCGTATTCAATCCAATCTTTACCGTGTGTTTCTTTTACAATAGGTGAAGTTTGAGCCGCTAATTCTACTATACTTAATTCTAATTCCCTATCTTTTTTATTTTCCATTATATAGTTCCATTATATAGTTCCATTATATAGTTCCGTTATATCGTTTGTAGGTGTCCACTTAATAATTCAGCAAGTTCTGTACTGTAAACATCTTTGTACGCCACCACTTCCCAAATCTTACCTGTAAAAAAATTACTGTCTGTGGCTCGTACTCCTAGTGAATCTACTAAAAAATCACCTGACTTTGTAGCGGTATTTGTTTGTAAAACACCGTCTATCCAATATCTAATTACATTACTGCCATCTCTAGTAGCGACAAGATGTGTAGTAACTCCACTATTAAATTGAGTAGCTGAATTTACATCTACTTGTACCTGTGTTCCTGAAGCTTTTATACCTATTGTATTAGAATCGTTTAATCTGATAAAATTAGCAACCGTTGTATTATCTCCTATTATAACGTCATTTGCTGCATTAACATCTTCTACTGTAAACTTAATACCAATGACAAATTCATCTGTAAAAGTAAATTGAGTTCCTGATAAATTATCTCCACCATCAAAGTCTATTGCATAATCACTAGCGGCTACAAGTGTAGGTTTTTCTCCTGCTGTTGCTTGGTCGAAACTTTGACTTGTGTTTATAGAATTAGTCCACTTGCTAATGGCGTTACTACTTTCAGTAATACCTGTACCTTTAGCAAACCAAAATTCTAAACCTGCTGAATGTGCAGGATTCCAAACATTATTGCTTATATTAAGCCCAAGACCTAGTTTCATTATCCCGCTTTTTCGTCAGTTTCTTTGTAACCAATAGCTACACCAGAAGTCATTGTAATAGCTGTGATATGCCCAAAAAGGACAGTACCAGCAGGTATAGTAGTATGTAAAGCTGCTTCTCCTGTATGATAAGTCATTGTTATTGAACTAACTACACTTTGTGTAACAAAATGTACTGCATACCAATCTTTGCCTGTTTGTGCTACTGTTGTAAATACTACTCCTGAACCTTTACCTAATTGCTCTCGAAGTAGTATATTGTTGTTGTCTATTAAACTCATAATTTATTTTTTAATTTGTCCATATATAATTTGTTCCTGATGCTTCTGTATGTTCTGTGTATGTTATTTGTTCGCTTCCGTCAGTTTCTGTTACATAAAGTTTTCCTGTTTCTACTAATCCTCGTACTACTCCATTAGCGTCAGATTCGTCTAATACACCTATTTCAGTTACAGGTGCAGTAGAAGCCGACAAAACAACATCAACAGCATCGTCCGCTTCCCAACTTACTTCGTATATTTGATACTTCCAATATCCAAAGGGCTTGAAATTAACTTTTCCTGTGAAAACATTTTCAGTTGCGTGGTGTCCTATTGTTACTTTTGTATATCTTTGATAAGTTCTTATAGCGTCTTTATGCACTTGCTCTTGACCGTAAGCATAAACTACTCTTTTATCCATATCATTAGTAAATTTAAACAAAAGTCTAATAAAGTTTGAACCCACAGAAGTATGTACTCTCTTTTCTTCTGTCGTTACATAAAAAGTTCCTGTATTACCGTAAGTAATGTGTAGCATATTATCTTTCTTATTATATAATAGAAAACCTTTGTAAATATTTGTATTTTGTTAATAATCTGCCTATAAATAACAAAAAGGGGTACTTGCGTACCCCCTAATGTTTATGAAAACAAAGTATAAAACTTTGAGAAGTTTATTAACTTGTTACAACTGCGTTAAATGTAAATGCTCCATTGTCAAATGGTGTTGTAGTATAGTCAGCCACTAATTGCATCGGATTGGGTTCTTGACTTTCTAGTGTGATGTCATAACCCGAAAAATCACCAAGAGACGCACCTGAAGCGCTAGTCCCTGCTGATAATTCCATACCATTATCTAATCCCATAGCAACTATTTTATTTTTGCCGCCTGAAGAAAGCTGATTAAGTTCTGCAAATACTACCATTCTTTGTTGTGCTAGAAGTTTAATTTCGTTTTGGTCTTCTTTGGTTAAGTCGTGAAGTTTTACATTTGCGGAATGAGTGAAATAACACGTTCCGTTCTCACTACTTGCGTTTACAGTTTCTGTAATAGAACCTGTACCACGTTTTAATAAGTATCTGTAAATATCGTCACCACTTCCTAAATCTAAGTCCGTTAACTCACCACTAGCTGCTACATAAGACGTTAATTCATCGTGTTGTACCAAATAAATTGCTTTTATTCCACCGATACCATCTCGGCAGGTTATATTTCTTCCTTTTGTTAAATCACAAGCCATTTTATTTAGTTTTAAAAGTTACTATTACGATTGATAAGTAAAGTCTGCATCTACGCCTACTTGTACTCCTGCTGTCCAACGTGCTACCAACCTCACATTTTGCGACCCGTCCAATGGTTGCATATCCAAGACAGACACGTTATTAAAATCCATATCAAGTGCTGTTGAAGTTCCGAAGAACAAGTTGCCTTTTGTACCTGCATACATTACATTGTCAGCAAGACCGCTTACAACTGCAATTTTGATACCTTCAAATTCTGGTGTGTATTGCCCCATATGGTTGAAAGGAAAAGCAGATAAAGCAGAAATAGCAGAAATGTAAAATCTATAAGTTTTCTTATTCATATAGATATACAAGTCATCTTTGCCATAAACAGCAGTAGGTATGTCTGCTGCTAAAGTTCCTAATTGTGCTACAATGTTAGCAGCCGTATAAGCACCTGTAGCAGTTGAACCTGTCATACTACCTGAATAAGAAGTAGTAATACCATTAAACTGTCCTGAAGTTCCTGTCGTTCCTGCCCAAAAAGCACCTTCGATAGCGTCAGCAATTACTGAAGCTGAATAAGCCATTACAAAAGCAACAAAATCGTCTTCTTGTGCATAAGACCAATCGCTTAAAAGCGTTTTTCGGCAAATGTCTTGGTTAATTTGAAACTGCTCTACTTCTAAAACATTTTCTGTCATAGTTAAAGTAGAAGATTGCTCATCAAAGCCGCAAGTTGCGTCTTTAACAAGATTTGAATTAGTCATAGTGTTAATTACTTCTTTGTAATTTACTGCATCCCTAACCGTTGCATACTCTAGACTATCAGCACCTTTAAGTGCAGCGTGGATATAAGCACCTGCTTGACTTCCTGCATACGTGCTTGATGTGATTGTTAAACCCATTTTTTCTAATTTTTATTTATTAATTATTTTTTATATTATACCAATATTTCTCTTTTCTCGTAAGTTCTCTATATTCTGCTTTAGATAGCTTCTCGCTTTTTACTTCATTGAATTTAGAAGTCTTAACAGGTTCAGTAGCAGGTTCTTTAGAAAGCTTTTCTAATTGAGAAGAAAGTTCTTCTTTTTCAGTTTCTAAATTTCCGTTTGCTTCTTTCAAATCTTTAAGTTCAGATTTTAATTCTGCAATATCTTTTTCTGTCTTTGCTACTAATTCATCTACAACAGATTTTACTTCGTCAATGAAAGCAACCTTATCAAATTCAACTTCTTTAGTTTCTTTGATTTTTTTAGGTTCTCTTTCAGTTTCTTCAGACGCTTCTACTTCTTCTTCAACTTCTTCTTCTTCAGTTTCACTTTCGTAAATCTCTGCAACTACTCCTTCTTCTTCTACTGAAAAACCTACACCACCTTCTGTTTCATATTCGCCAACAGGTAAAGGCATTGTCGTTCCGTCTTCTGTTAAGACACTAATAGAAATTCCTGCTGCAAGTTCGTCTGCTTCAGAAACGATAATAGTTCCATCTACTAATTTTGCTTGGTATTCTAGTTGCACTTCATTATCAAGTCCTAGTGCTTGTAAAATTTG